TCAGTAAATTCTCCTTGAAGATCACTTAAAATAACAGTTGTGTGTACAACAGTACCACCAGATGTCCAAGCACTAAATCCTGTACCATCAAGAGCTTCTGGTGTTGAAGTTGATGAAGTTGAAACATTAAATAATTCTAAAGTTGTTGCAGTAACATTTTTAGCAGTATGAGTACCGTTTATGCCTGTCATACCAGCCGCATTTGCAATCGTAATAACTTGTCCTTCAGTAAAGTTATGTCCTCCTGACATTGATACTACAACAGGATCAGCCTGTGTTGCACCTGTAATAGTTCCTGAACCAGCAACAGTTATACTTTCAATAATACCAGTTGCACCTGAAGTACCACCAGTAAGTTTATCACCAGTCGTAAGGGCACCAGACATTGCACCTGCAACGTTAATATGAGTAAACATATCAATATCAAAAAGATAATGTTTGAATTTTACGCCTGTTGTAGCCTCAGTTGATAAAAGAGTTGTTGCTCCTGAGTCAGGACTAACAGCATTACCAGAGTTATATTCAAATGCTCTAGTCTTTGCACGACCAATATCAAAAACGTGTGCAAGAGCAGTACCAAAAACAGTACCTCTTGTAGTATGTGCTGTATCTACTAATCTTAAAGCTTTGTAATTTTCTATCTCACCAGATACAAAGTTTATGTCTGGCGTTCCGTGAACTTCCTCTACGTTGACAAAAGAACCAATATCAAATCTTGTAGCACTACCTGAATCAGTTTCAAAATCTCTGGCCTTGTTTACATCAATATAGGTTGTTCCTATTTTTTTAATTTCATATCCTTTAACATATGCCTTACCTTGTGAAAGACCAAATGCTAATTTTGCCTCGTTAGCAACATTACCGTCATCTGAAGTTATGCCAGCTGCATATATACCACGATTTGTTCCTGCTAATAGATGTTCTCTAATATCTAACTCGAAATCATCAACAGTATAATCACCTGATTCATCATATGTTCTTCTTGCCAACGTATCTTCAATTGAAGTACGAACATCATCAACCGGTCTATTCTGCAATTTACCAGTCTTTAATCTAAATGTTTCTACAAAGTCAGCGTCAGCAGTTGAATCTAATGATAACTTAGCAAGGGTTAATGTAATTTTAAATCTGTGAGCACCAGTAGCATTTGCATTTGATGAACCGGTTGCGTTATCTAATAAAGTTGTATCATCTGTTGATGTTACAAAAGATTCTGTAACTGTTAGACCAACTCTATAATCTGGAGTGTTTGTGTATTTGTCTAATACTAAACTTTGTGACTCTACTTCAACGAAATATCCATTGATATAATATGTACCAGCATCTATAAAAGCGGCTGAACCTGTATGTGAAGTTGAAACAACAGCGGTTTCTGCTGTTGAAGCATCCGATGTTATTGTTTCTCCACTAGTAAATGACGCTGAAACATTATCTGTTCCAGAATTTTTATATTTAACAAATAATGTATCAGGATCAGTACCATCAGTTGCAACAACGCCTTGAACAATAGCAGTAACGCCAGATGTTCCACCAGTAATAGTTGTGCCTGTAAAATTTGCTAATGTGCCTGAAAAAGAAGTTAATTTTATTGAGAAATAATTTAAATCGTAAGTTGCCTCACCAGGAATCACCATAGACCCATGTTTGTACATAGAGTCACCAAGTAATTCAATTTGGTTTTGTAATATTGTCTGTTGGGTTGTTAATTCTCTTGCTTGAACAGCGAATGCTGGTCTATACATAACCCTATGAAACTTTTTATCTTTATCAAAGTCATCATAGTAAGGACTAACATTAAAATCAGTTTTACTTGGCATTTATTTCCTTATTATTTAAAATTCAATTATTAGTTTAATGTTTTCCGTTTGGTCAGAAGCTCTTGTTATAGGACTTCTTTCTTCCACATAAATTATATCTCCTGAGTCATATGCTAATTCTGGAGTTGAATAACCAGAAGCAAATACAACAGCGTTTACTGTATCAGAACTACTTGTGTTAGGAGTTGCACTAGCACTTGAACTTACTCCTGTGATTGCGTTTGCACCACTAAAAGCAGTTAGATTACCATTTGTATCTGTTCCAACATCTGGAAATCTAGTTTGATACCAGTATAGAATTTTATTTGTTGCGTCATACTCTACAACTTTACCAACAGCACCTGTACTTGCCTGATTTATTTCTTCATCAGCAGTAAATGTTCCTGATACAGAAGAAAATACAGCAGCATATAATTGTCTTCTTGTGTCAGCACTTGCAACAGTTGTTGTTCCAAAGTTTGTAGGATTTCTTACAAGACCAATTCTTCTAAAGTCATTGGTAACACCAATATCAGAAGTACCTTCAATACCAGTCAATGATTTATTCATCATCACATAAAATCCACCCAATTCTTTAAGAGCGTCATATCCGTGACCGCCTTTTGGTGGAATAATTACATTTAAATTACACGCTGATCCAGCACCACCAGCGCCTGTAGCAGTAATAATATCAGCACTACGAATATATGCAAATGTGTATCCTGTTCCTGCAGTTGTAACCGAAACGGCCGTAATTGCACCAGAAGCGACTGTTACTGAAGCAACACCACTTGCACCATCACCACGAATTGGGATAGCAGAAATTGTTCCTGAAGAACCACCACCTGTAACTGTATAACTTGATCCACCAGCAACAACTAGAACTGTGTCTAATGCACCATCAACGGCAGCCGTTGATACAGTAGAGTCTGTTGATACATGAATGAAATCTGTTGACATGAAGTTAAGAGTTTCAGCAGATGTTAAAGAATACATATACTTCCATTTATAACCATCAGATGTCGTGAAAATTGAGTTTGAAGTTGAAGTTGGTTCAACAGTTGAGGCAGTTGCACCATCATTTTCAATTACTTTATAAACAGCATAAGAACTATTCATTACTACAAAAGTAGCGTCATAAAGATTTGTAGCACCACTTGCTGTAGCATTTGCAGAACTTATATTATGTTCATACATATCATATGTTGTTCCTGTTGTCCAGTTTCTTCTTGGTATAGCATGAGATACGTCTGTTGAAGCAATAATTTTTGCCCCCAACATATCATCATAATTGTAAAATTCTGAAGCCACATCATCATTAGGAGTAGGAGGCGAAGCATCCGTTCCTTCTGCAATTGTATTGCCTTGTGCGTCAGCGTCTGAAGCCCAAGAGTGTGATCTTCCTATGAATAGGTAATACGTTGTAGCAGCTGTTTCTGAAAAAGATTCAACAAACTGCTCAGCGTTGTTTATTCTAAATTTGTTAGTTATTATAGCTGCCATTGTTTTTTTCCCATTAAATATTAATGTTTCTTTCTATTATTTATAAGAGTTTTCTATGTAGATTTACTGACTTCTGTTGGAAATGCAAAATTAGTTTTAGCATTTTTATTTGAAGTACTACCATTTAAATCAGACAATCTGATAGTTTCTCCATCAACGGATGTATTTAAAGTACCTGAAAATCTTAAATTTGCCCATGATTCCATAGTTGTACTAAAGGATTCTGATCCATCGTTCTGTAATACACCAGAATTACCATCAGTTGCACCTTCTAGTAATATCTCACCAGAACCAGTACCACCTTCTAAAGTAATTGCGTTATTCGCCGCATATGCTGACAATCCAAAAGTGTTTAAAGTATTTAATCTAGGACCTGCATATGCATATCCATTCTTAACAGCAATATCTCTAACTGTATAAGATGTATTCGTGTAAAAATTCGTTCTACTTCTTCTTTCAAGGTCTAAAGTAGTTTCAGGATATAGATTTAATTCTTTTTCAGTATTTGTACTTGTATCTCTATAATCATTATGAACTTCTACTGGACTACCTGTTCTTGCAACTGCTGATGATACTAAAGTTTTACCATCTAACTGTGCAGCATTACTCATAAATTTAAATCCAACTCCTGTTCTTCTGCTGAAGATAGTAGAGAACAATGTATTTAATCTCATGTAGATTGGACTATCAGCAGTACCAGAGAATAATCCAGAAGTTAAAGTAGCGCCAACGGGTTGTTTAACACCACCTGATAGTTGTGTTTGGATATTTACTTCTCCTGTTACATAGAAACCACTTGGGTGAACTGCTTTCTTAATTGAATCTCTCCATTTATTAATTGATTCAGAAACTCTAATTACATAAGAATAATCTTGATAGTATAAACTATCTTGAATTTTTTTAGAACCTTCAGAAATGTGACCATCTTGATTTATATATTTCCCACTAGTTGTAATAAATGAATCTATCGTTGCAGTACCAGTTAATGGATCAGTTTTAGCCACAACAGCAGTTTGACTACCAGATGTTGATATTGTATCATCTTCAACTAATTCACTTGTTGTTGCTGTATATTTTAAAAGAGGTGCTGTATAATCAACTATCGTACCTGTTGCACCACTTATGTTTGAAGTAAATGTTTCGTTTGCAGATATTGTTCCCGAAACTGTTTTAAGTACAGCGTAACGAGGAAATTCTAAAGTTGGTGCAGATGTGTAGTTGATACCGTGTTCAATTATATTTAATGATGTTGCTCTACCAATTTTTTCTCCAAAAGGTATTACAGTTCCACCAGTAACATTCAAAACAACAAAAGTAGATTCATTTAATACTGATCCGCCAGCTTCAAATTGAATACGACTAAAATCAGAGGTCACAGAAGATGTACTATCTTCTAGTCCAATAAATCTTGTTCCATCAATTGTAGCTGTCGGTAAAGATGTATAACCAGAACCACTTGCAATCATTCTTACATCTGTAATATCACCTGTGCCTGTTGCATTTTGTTGAACTATTTTATTACCATCATATCCATCTCCTCTTGTTGTATAATCTTCTAATACAATATGATCTTCAGCTTCCATATTATAAGGTCTATCTGGTTCACTATCTTGATTTACAATGTAAATAGCATTAGAACCAGTTGTTTCTTCTGATAATATACCACCATCTTCATTTTCTAATTCAACTCTAATTCTCAATTCTTGTACAATAGAAGATGAATCTAAAAATTTACCACCACGATCATTATCAACAGCGTCTTCGAATAGTAAATCACCTGAACCGCCACCTGTAATTGTTCCTGATTCTAATTCAATATGAATATTTAAACTTCCTATTTCAGGAGCAAATCCACCATTAACAACTGAAACTTTTGCTTGAGCAGTTCCTGAACTAAATGTTAAAGTGTCTCCTTCTAAATAATTTTCTCCGCTAACATCAACAATAACTTCGGATACACCTGCACCAGATATATCTCGTACTTGAATTCTAGCACCAGCACCTGCACCGCCAGTTAAAACTGCTTCATCACCAACTGTTAATGTACTTCCGTCATTTGTAATTACAGCAGTCGATAATGCTTGTGTTACTGTTACACCTATTGTTACATCATCATCTTCATTGCTTATTCCAGTAACTTCAGTTCCAGATACAAAAGTACCTACTGTTGTTTCTGGATTAAGTACTAATTCAATAATTTGTGTACTACCTTCTTGAAATTTTAATACACTTTCTACAATTGCAGTTGCTTCATTTATTGTTGCGCTACCAGGATTGTTTTTTTGTGTGATTGTCTGTCCTGTTAATAGAATAGGATCACCAACTTGTTGTAATGTCGTTTGAGTACAACGAATAAAAGATTGAACATTCCAAGTACCAGCTGATAATCTTAACATATCATCTGTTGGTGTATAAACTTCGGAAGCTTGATTAAATAATATTCTGAAAAAGGCTTTATGTGCTTTCGCAGTACCTTTTGCTCTATATAAAGATTTAATATTTTTAATTAATTTTCTATTACTTACAGCATCATCTATGTCAGCAGGAATTGTTTGAAGAAACTCCTCTTTCATTTGAGATAAGAAATCACTTATCGTATGGTCAGGATCAGAATAGTTTAAAAGTTGTTGAATGTTCTCTACTGGATTGGCACGATATTTATTAACTTTAGCTGTTGCACCTGAAGTAGAACCAGTAACAATTTCTCCTGTTATCCATCCATTGTTTGCTGAAATAAATAATTTTGAATTTAATACGATATCTTCTGCTAGAACAGTTGACGTGGCACCAGATGTTGAACCTGTAATGATTTCGCCTTTTCGAAAAGAACCACCAAAAGTATTTTGTTCATCTACAATTTTATTACCTGCGTCTAATCCATTTTTTGTAGTTTGGTCAAGTAATACAAAACTATCTACTGTACCTATTGTTTCTAAAAGTATTTGATCTATGTCTGTGATTGTATCTAAATTTAATTCAGCAGATTCCATGAATAGGAAATATGAAGTAAGAAATTCTGTAAATTTAGGATGATTCTCTAAAACAAATTCAGGAACTTGTTGTTTAATAAGTGTGGATAGTTTTTTTTTATTTGTTTTTTTAATGTCCATTAGTCAACACCTAATAACTACTAGTTGTTGTGTAAGATGTTCCTGCCTGTGAACTACCACTTTCTATTGTATCTACTGATCCAGTGATTGATGAATTTATAAGATCAATAGACAACACTTGATTTCTTACAGGTATAATATCATTTGAATTTGGTTTAGTAAATACTCTTACTCTAGTACTAGCCGCACCATCAACATTTGATATACTTGTTATATGAGCAGCAGTTAAAATAATTTCTCCAGTTGTATAATTAATAGTGCCATAAGTAGAATCTGTATATACTCTAACTGTTCCATTTAAATAATAAACTCTAATATTTCCTGCACCATCATCATCTAAAAAATGTTCATTTAATGAATCATCATTTGTAATTTTAAATCCTGTTGAAGAAACAATACCACCAGCACTTGCATTGTGACCAGAGTGAGGATTATAAAATGCATTGTTAAATGAAAGAGTATATTTTAATGCAGAATTTAAAGTAGGTGTAATGTTCTTGTACATATTAATAGTTGTGATGTTAGATAAAATAGAAGTATCAGCACCATCAATTGTTTTAGTAACAGCTGAGTATCTAAACATACCTGTAAAATCCTCTAATGTGTCTGTGTTATAACTTGAAATAGCATCCGTTACATTTGTTTGTAATGTTGATATATCTTTAGTTGTTAAACCAGAATTATATTTGAAATTTGTTGTAATCGTTATGAAAGTTGTTTCAGGATCAATAATCACAGGTGTTACCGAAGCAACAGCGTATGATTTAAGACTTCTTACTAAACTGTCTTTGGTTACTTCTGTTAAGTTAGAACCTGATTTTGCTTTAATAGAAATATAAACTTTTCCATAGTCAGGAGTGGCAGCGTCTTCACCACCATAAACTTGAACTGATTGAGCATTGGCATATAAACTCTTAACAAGAACTTTATAGTCGTCTGCCGTAACAGCACGATCTTGTGCTGAATAATCTCTTGGTGCATTATACTTAATTGATTTAATTGTTTCAGGAGCATCACCACCGTTAGCATTATTAATTGTTGTGATAGTCACGTCTGAAAAACCACCAACTGTTCCTGATAATGTAAATGAACTAGCGCCATTTGCTTCATCTCGATTACAAGTTATATAATCTAATATAACAATGTTACCATCAGCAATCGCTTCTCCTAAAACGCCATCACCAAAGTAAACTTCGTATCTTCCATTTTCAACTTCTTGTAAGAAAAATACTTTAGATGTAGATTCTATATTTGTAATACCACTTGCTAATGTATAAGTATTTGTTGTAGAGTCAGAAGAAGACTCTTGCACCTTAACTGTTAAAGTATTAGTGTCAACATTATCATTTGGTATAATAAATCTTTGATCGGTGTCACTTGTATTTGCTGTGTACTTATAGTTTAAATATGTACCTTCATAAACTATCAAATTAGAAAATTTATAAACACCATCTAGTGGAGAAATACTTATATCAGCATTTGCCACAAAAGAATAATTCGTTCCATCAACTGTGGTTGTAAATTTTGTTCCTCTTGACATAGTAACAGATGAACCACTTGCGTTATTTAAAACAACATCAATTATTGCCTGTGAAGATGTGGCACTTTTTGGAGTGTAACCAACTTGTTTTGCTAATGACACAACACTTGATCTTTGGTCAGCACTATCAAGATACATTTCGTTTGCTAACATATTAGCATTGTAGCCAAGGTAGTGAGTGTTGTAAGCAAGGACATCTAATAGAATATTCATTCCTGATCCTTCAAAGTCATAATCAGTAAACTCGTTCTGTTGTGACAAGAACGTTTTTAGATTATCTTTGATTCCATCAAAGTCTAATTGTGATATATCTAATTTAGTTGCCATATTATCTTAATCTTTCTAAAAATGATTCGACTACGACCGGATTGGGTTGATTAACTACATAGAAAGATATTGTAACGGAATATCCGTTTCTATCTAAATCTGGCATATTATTCACTTGCACCAACTTACATCTTGGTTCGTAATTTTTTATTAATTGACTTATTTGTTTTCCAATATAGTGTGTCATTTGAGGCGTTATTAATTCAAATAACATTGATCTCAAATTAGACCCTACTTCTGGGTGAAAAGGTTTTTCATAATGATTTAAGTTAATTAGATTTCGTACACTTCGTTTTACCGCCTCAACATCTGACAGTATTTGAATATCTTTAGTAGCCGTATTTTGTTGAAAATCTAAATTTAAATCTTTATAGATTCTCGCACTTCTTTTACTTTTATTTGTTAGTGTACCAGCGTCATAACTTGCCATTTAATCTCTCCTAATACTATTTATAATGATATTACCCACCTGCAAATACATTACTTGATCCTGCAGCTACAGAAGTACATCCTGATATGCTATCACCAACTCTGCCACAACCTTTACCGTTTACCTTGACAGTTGATGATCCTGAAGCAATACCAGCTGCGTGTGCTGGGCAAGGCGGTCTATTTGGCGGAAGAAGATGAGTAGTATTAGAGTCACCTTGTCTTGAAATTCCAATACCATTTACAAATACATTACTTGAACCAGCAGCTCTTGTCATACCACTACAATGAGTTACGTCAGCGTCACCTATTCTAGTTACTGCAGGCATTATTTTTGTTCCCTCTTAAATATTTCGTTAAACTTGATAGGAAATGTATTAATATAGTCGTGATCCGCCTGAGTGTGTGGTTCAGGTGGTTCTATTGGCACAAATTTAATAAGATGGTCAAACTTTTCAGGAATATCATCAACATTTGTATAATCAAAAAGTTTATTACCTATCTTAACAATATATTCACCAATCATTTTGTTTTTTTTCGTTTCCTTAGGTAGTATGTTCTACCTTTATAATTATAAGTTTTTAATCTAGGTCTTTCAGGTTCATATGCTTGAAAAAACCAATCAAATACTTTTTTAAGATATTTCATTGGAGTATCCTCCTATATTATATTACTTTTTATTGGTATTCTTTTTTTTCTTTAATGGCGGCTTAGTTGCCTTGAATTCATTGAACGCACCTTTAACTTTAGACATACCTTCAGGTGTAGGAACTTTTCCTTCATCAATTAGTCTTTGTCTATTCGCTAAATGTTGTTTTTGAACATTGTCTTTGTCACCACCGTTATAAGCAACAGCGTGTCCTTCATTCATCAATATATCAGCAACATTATCGCCGTTTATTGTTTTGAAGTTACCAAGAATACGACCAAATTTACCTTTCATATTCTCTCCGCCTTTTGTTACCTGTGATAACAAGATTGCTTCACCACCTAATAGTGAATTTAGTCTTTCTTTCGCCGCTAGACCAAAGACTTTTTCGATTTTGTCAGACGTTCTACTTTCAGGAGTATCAATGCCCATAATTCGGACTCTTTCATCTCTAAGCCAAACACCAAAACCTAAATCTAGGTCAATATCAACGGTATCGCCGTCAACTATTTTTATAATTTTGCATTTATACTCGTACATAGTTTTTTTCCTTTGAATAACTAATGATTTAATAATAACTATTTATAAGTGCTTGACTAAAACGTTCAAAAATGATATAATACACTTATGACTTTTGATGGAGACGGAAAAAGTCAGGACGCATGGCGTGATTCCTAGGATTACGCCATAAAATCCTAAAATTTGTCTTTTTTCTCCCGTTTTGTTGTATTTTTGCAACACTTTCATATAATCCGCATTTTTAGGGATTATTTTCTTGCAATCCATTGAATTTTCTGATAGGATTAGTGTATAAAATGAGAAAAACACATAAAAACAATAATTCTGTGACCTGCGACAATTTGTACACTATACAAACGATTAAAAGTATGATAGGATATACAGATAATATGAAAAAGAACACTAACAAAAAAACAAAGGAGACTACAATATGTCAAAAATAAAACAATACATTGAAACTTCAGTAGAAAATGCTGTTGATAAGATAATCAAAACTTTAAAAGATGGTCAAATAGACTTTGATACTTGTAAATCAAAAATATTAGAACTAGACAACCTATCAATGGTTGGCATCGATTCAGAAAACATTGATGAAGTAATATCGGAGAACGCATAATGAATAAATTTGAGATTATGGCAACTTTGTTTGCTGTGTTTGGTGTGCTAATGCTAGTCGTTTGTACCGGTGCAGTAGAAACAGATCAATGGATGCTTGCTTTTGCATTATTCTTGATGGGAACGTGTACAATGTTCCTTTCAATCGTATGTCAACAAAGAGCAGCTGAAGATAACTTACAATAAGGGATATAATATGACACCAGAAAAATATAACGATTTGAGAATACAAGAACAACAAGGTCAAGAAATGGCTGATGAAAAAAATAGTTCTATTCAATTAAGAAAAGATATAATGAAACTTGCATTAGCTGAAAGTGCTACTGATTGTACTATCATGTGTGGTACATTATTTGCAAAGTTTGATGTTTCTATACACGAACAGATGGCAAATAATCTAAAAACAACTTTACAGACCTTCTTTGATAAAAGAAAAGTAAATGATTGTTTAGTTAAAATGTCAGGTGTATTACCTGATAATGAATATGCTTATGATTTTCATCCAATTGTAGATTATAGATTTGAAGGAGTAGGAGTATAATGAAAAAGAAAACAAAAGATAAAAAGAAAAAAGTCAAAATGACAGTAGATGGATACTATACAGATGATAATGGATTCTGGACGATCTATAAAACAGAGTCAGGAATGACAGTAATGAAAAAGGAGAAAAAAAATGTACATTAATGGACACGGTAACAAAGTAGATGTTATTCAAAACATAATTGAAAATATAGATGATGGTTTATATTCTAACGCTAAAGATATGTTAAATCAATTAAAAGAAATTGAAATGAAATCTACAATTTATGATGGTAAAGTTTACGATTATAAAACAGACAAGTATATTGATTTTGCTGATTTTAAAGCACAACAAGAATCAAATATTGATATATCTTTAAATTTAGAAACAGAAAAACAGATAGAAAAATAAAATGAGTGAAGATATTAAAACTTTATATAAGGTAGTTGATAAACTCGAACAAAGAATCAAAACAAATGAAGACAAAATCAATGCATTTAGTAATGATATAGACGCAGTAGTAAAAGTCTTAACAAAAATGAAAAAAGAGTTATATTATACAGTAGAAGAAGATGAAGCCATGAAAACGGCCGCTAAAAATGCTGACGACAAGAGGTACGAACAAGTTAAAGAAGCAATGAATAAAGCAGAAACAATAAACATTATGAAAAATGTAACTAACAAGGGAGAAGATAATAATGACAGTTGATACAGACATATTTGTTACCGAAAAAGAACTAGGTAAGAAACTATACAGAAAGAAAACATTTTACACATTGGTAATTGAACAAGAGGTTCTTGCCAAAGACAGAGCGGAAGCTGGTGTTCTTTTGAGTGATTGTGGTGTAGATTATTCACAGATTAACCATGAGATCACAGAAACAAAAAAAGGTGTTGAGACCTATATGGTTGACGCCAACTATACAGACAGCGGACCTACAGAATATGTTGGTCAAGTTGTTTATGCAGATGATGAGTTTGCTGAAGAAAATGGTGATGTTGAGATTACCAATAATCTACGAGAAGATGAGGGTGGTCGAATTAACATCAATGAAAGACTATAAGAACAAAAGTAAAACATATAGTGCGACACTATGTACACTATACAAACGATTAAAAGTATGATAGGATATACGAATAATAAAAAATAAAGAAAGAAGAAATAATATGCAAACTTGGGAAGAAATGTTAATTACAAAGATACTAACACAAGCAGTTGAAGACGCCAAATATTCAGGATTAAGTAAGTTTGATCTTGAACATAAGATAGAGTCAATCAATTGGATCATGGGTGGTGATCCGCAGTTTAAATATTACTGTAAACTACTTAATATAGAACCATCTTATATTCAGAATAAGATTAAGAGTTATGGTGATACAAGAATAACACCTCAACAAAAAGTAATACTAAAACCAATTGTTGATAAATTACTGAAAAGTAAAAAATACAATAGAGAGGTACTGCATGGATAATTATAGCTCACACGACTTTAGAAAGAATACAGATGACGCAGTTGTAGGAACAGGATCAAATCTATTTCCTGTAAATGATTGTAAAGTATGGTTTAAAGATAAACATGGTAAAGAACAAGAGGTAGAAGTATCAAGATTGATACAAGTATTCCTTAATAACATTTGGGAGAATAAAAAAAGTGTCAAGTAAAACAGATATAGATTTACAAGAGGCATATGATGACCTGTTTAGATACACACTTATAATGGGTGTTAAGTATAACTGGCAGATGATTGCTGCTACATTAGTGACCATAGGATTGAGATTGTACAAGACCGTATTAGATGATGAGGGTTTTGAGAACATGACCGATTCTATAACAGAAAGTTATAAGGACATAGAACCATACAAAGATCAAAAATTACATTAAGATAGAAAATGAATAACGGATATTATGCAGTTATGCTAGATAAACAAAGTTGTAATGCTATAAAAAGTAGTGCAAGAATGAGTGTTGTAAAGGCAGATCATATTACACTTGCATATAAACCAAACGATAAAACTTTTAAACAGTTAAATAAATTCATTGGTAAAAAAATTGGTGCTATGATTAATGGTTTAAGAGCAAATAAGAATATTGAAGCGTTTTGGGTAAAAGATATGTTTTTAACAGAAACAGATAAAAGAATTAAAAGAGTTGATCCAGGTTCAACACATATTACATTATCATATAAAGATGGTTTTAAATCTGGTGACGCTAATACAATGTTTACAGACCCTACTTACAAAAAAGAACGATTAGGTTATGTAGAAGGAACATTTAAATGGATTTCGTTTAACAAAAAAAAGGAGAAAGATGAGTAACCCATATGATACACAAGTCGGCGGCAATCATTATCAAAAGATGAAGATACAACCGTCAGAATTTATAAACAAGAATCAATTACAATTTGCAGAAGGCAATGCAATTAAGTATATTTGTAGGCACGGCAGTAAAGGTAAGAAACAAGACCTTGAAAAGGCCAAACATTATATTGATATGATAATTGAAAGAGATTATTCAGATGAAAAAGTATTCTTACCTGAAAGTGATTCAGACGCAATGGACGATCTATCAGAAGGATTTAAAGTTACCTATTCTGTGAATCCTATTGATGATGATAGTGGTACCAAAGAAATGATTGATGATCTAAGTAATGATATATTCTATCCATCAGGTGCAAGTGTAGGACAAGAAGGATTTGATGAATAAACTATTAGTTATAATGTTCATATTACTTATAGGTTGTACAAGTACAAACAAGAAAATGGAAACACATCCCACAAATAATTTAAATGCATTAGATAAAATTTGGGAGTTACTTCGGCCAGTGAGAATGCTAAACGGCGTGAATAAGTAATGGACAAATACCTTAAATGGATTGCAACCGGTTTCTTAATGATAGGGGCTGCTTGTAACTCTTTAAACATATATCCAATAGGACCAATTGCCACTTTAGTTGGTGGTTTATGTTGGTTAACAGTTTCTATAATGTGGCGTGAAGCCGCACTTATCACA